TGCCATAGCCCGCGCCTTTTCATCGGGACTTTGTTTACCCATCAACAAATCGGTTCTTATGATAAATTCTACATAGGTTTCTCTCGTAAAGTCCCACGGTGGTAAACCATTCAATCTTAAAAATGAATTTCTTAATTGAAGGTCGTCCATATCTCTAACATTTTCTAAATTTACATGTCCAGATTCTTTGACTCTTTTCTCTAAGGCATTAAGCTGTGCATTTTGGTTTTTAGGAGAAATTTTATTTGAAGACATGAAAGAAAAATTCAGAGGGTCAGGAGCTGGACCCAAAGATATTTTTTGTTTAATTTCAATAGGTTGTACGTTGACAGGTCCCTGTCCCGCAGGTACAGCCTGTGCAACAGGCATAACGGCTAAAGGTTGTACAGGTCCCGCAGGTACAGGTCCAGCAGGGCTCATCGCCATCTGTCCTTGTCCTGATGCACCGACCGCAATACGCTGAGTTTGACCTTGTCCTAAACCTTGACCTTGACTTAACTGACTTTCAATACGTGCAATCGCCTGATTTCTTTGACGGGCTTCCGCCTCTCGTCTCGCTTGTGCTTCTGCCTCTATTCTTTGGCGGGCTTGTATTGCAGATTGTCTCGTGACATTTGAATTTGCAGCAACCAATCTTCGACTTGGTCCTGACGAACCTGCGTTTGCAAGTTGTCTTGGGTCGCCCGTTGGTGCTTCAGGAAGAGCATTAAGTTCACGGCGCCTTCGTTCCAAAATGGAAACATCTGCCTCTCGTCCTGCTGCTAAAGCTTCACCGTTTTCATGAAGTTGAATAATTTGTCTATCCATATCTCCAATTAGACGTGCTTCTTCATTCAACCGTCTACCTTGAGTGTTTTGTAAATGAGCGAGATTTTCTTGTTGACGACTTAAGCTCTCCAAAGCAGCATTAGATGTTGCGCCAAGCTGAGCAATCGTTGAAGTAAGAGCATTAATTTGGTTTCGACTATTTGCAACACTTTCTTGGTTTGCTTGCGCCTGCAATCTTAACGCTTCTGCCTGCATACTCAATTGAGCCTCATCATTGCGTGCTCTTTCTTTAATGGCAGCAGCCGCTTGACGAGCATGTTCCTCGGCTTGCTCTAATTCTCTTCTAGAGTGTTCTTCTGACTGAGCCAGTCCTCTTTGAGCAATCTCAATCTTTTGTCTCTCCAAATCAAGTCTTACTTGCTCCATTTCTCTTGTAGCAGCTTCTTGTCTAGCATTTCTTTCCTCTTGTTTGCTTTGTAAATCGAGCGCCTGTTGCTGAAGACCTAATTCCAAATCACGCTTTTTAGCTTCCTCCTCTCTTAATTGCAATTCTCTTTCTCTCATATCAAGAGCGGTTTTCTCCATGACTAAACGAGCATTTTCTCTTGCCGCTTCAATTTCTCTTAATTGTACTACGTAATCAGATTTTTGAGCTTCGTATAATTTCCTGGCATCCTCAACCTTGGCACGAATCTCGTCAATACCCTTTGATATTTCTTCTTGAAGGCGACTTTTGTTTCCAATAAGCTCTTGCTGTCTGATTTTATTTCTTCTAAAAAGGTCACCGCCATTTGGCGCATTGTACTCAATTTGCCGATTGATGTTTGAGACCTGAAATTTGAATGGATACAGACCAGACTCCATTTCTTCTGTTTTAACCATCATTTCTGTACTAAAATCGGAATAGGTTGTCATCATAGATTTTAAAGAGTATCCAAGCGTGACGGCAGACCCAATTGTACGTCCATTCATTGCCATCATTCCCATAAACTGAAGCATTTGAATCCCAGACCTTATAATCTCCTCTCTTGCTTCATTCGTAAACATAAATCCCAATACACTAAAAAACTTACGGTTTGTAAAAAGATACAATAGACTTGACGCCATATAAAAATAATAATAATAACGCGTTTCTGCTCCATAAAATTCTGTACAACTATCCACAGGTAATTTTATGCTGGGAGTAACACTTTTAAGGGTATCTTTTGCGCGTCCAAAGATGCCTCCATTTCCTTCTTTTGCTTTTCTAGCCTCTTCTGCCGCCTTTGCTGCAGCTGCAGCCTTTTCATTTGCTTTATCTAAAAGGACTCTGCAGGAAGCCTGACCCTTGTCCATCCATATACGAAGGTTTTGACCCACCAATTTTTTTTTGATAATGAAATATCTTTCAAGAAGGAATCGATAACTTCTTTCTTCTTTGTAATCTTCTTCCGACATTTGTCCAAAAAACTCTCCTCCCGACCTGAACAAATCTACATGTCTTTGATGTTTGTCTCGTTTTAAAAGGTCAGTAACCTTAGAGGGGTCAGGTTTTGCAGGGTCAAGTAGATGTAACAATGCAGGTATTTCTTCAGGCTTTCTTCCTGCTCTAAAAAAGCCCATGACACTCGATAATTCCTTGTACCTTTTGATAAGGACCTCGGGTTTTTCTGACTTGTATTCTGCTTCTCTCGCCGCTGCTGCTGCCTCTTCTGCCAATTTTCTGGCTGCAGCTGCCGCCTTTCTCGCTTCTTCAATCGCCTTTTTAGTGGCTTCTTCCTCGATTCTTCGTGCGGCTTCTTGTTCCAATAATTTGGCAGCTTCTGCCGCAACACGAGCAGTCTCATCATTAAATGCCGTAATTTGTGCTGCAAATTCAGCGACTGCATCTTTCGCAGCTTTTTCAGCGTTTCTTGCCTCTTTTAGAAATTCACGAGCGTTTTCAACCTCCTTTTTAGCAGTTGTCATCATCTCTTCGGTTGCATCGGTAAGCATATCTTTTGCCTTGATTACAGCACTCATTGCTGCCGAGACAACCCCTTTTTTTTCAGCGAACACAATCTTGGCTTTTTCATGGGAAGCCATTATTTTACGAAGAACCGTGATAGGCGGAGGTTGCGGGATGTTTATTTCTGGACCTGATTGAGCCGGACCCTGTCCCTGTCCTTGTGGCATGTTTGGTATAGGCGCATTTTTAATCGGTGCATTTTTAATCGGGATAGGTTTTACTGGTTTGTTAGGAATATTAATGACCGAAGACATATTAAAATAGAGTGCAAGATTTCTTCCCGCCCAAAGAAATTGACCGAGATGCCAAACATACGGAATAAGAGCCATATAGGTAGAAAATTGAAAATTTTGACTCATCTCGCTTAAGGTCCATGCTTCAGCCATCATCAAACTTAGGTTTGCCATAGGTACCGTTACGGTTTTAGGTAGCACTAGATTCATGTTTTGTTCTATAATAGAAACGGAGGTTGCAACAGACATAACGGAGTCCTTTAATTTTTTAGTAGATGCTCTAAGGTCCAATACATTATTACACGACTCATAAAACTCACTCCCTTTTTCTCCTTTTAACGTCTCGCGATTTAAGTAATTGTGTCCCGATTCTATAATTAAGCCTGCTACATCCCTGCGACAAACATGATAGATTTCTTCAATTTCTTCTGGAGTAAGCCTTAAATTTTCAATCGCGCCTCTTTGCGCGGATAAAAGAGCCTCTTGGTCCATGCTCTTCCATTTTTCAGGCGTTGCAACGCCCATTGCCTTTGCCATTCTCTCGTTTATAGCAAATTGCTCCTCTGGAGTAAGTTGTCCAACGGCAGCATTTAATACAGGGTCCACTCCACATCCTGGATTTTGTGCCGCCAGAACCAATCCAGGTTCATCGGGTCTCACCGCTTCACCTGGTCGTACCATTCTTGCGACTGCAATATGTTCAAAGGATACAGAAGCCATTTCATGACGCTTGGTTAATATTTTTTCCTGTTGTTTCAAAAAGACAAGGTCTTCTACTCTTTGGTCAAATTGTAAACACATACTACTCCATACATATTCCTTAAAGATGAGTCTGAACTCTTGAACCGATTTTTCGGTGATAAATTGGTCATTAATAATAAATAAATGAAACTTACCTAACTGAGACCTCAATTTATCAACTCTTGACTGAGTATATACACCTGCAGCAGCTTTGTTGGTCATGTTCTTTTTACCTCCTGTACCATTTTCTGTATTTGTAAATTTTATACCTCGAGTGTTTACTTGTCTCAGCCGAGAAGGTCTCCATCGAAGAAAATTAAAGAGACCAGAAAAAAATCCGGAGCTGATACGAGGGTTTGCAACAATCCGCGGGTCTTCAAAAAATCCCGAAGCTCCTGCAGCTACAAAAAAGGTCGAGACAAGTCCGCCAATGGCAAGTCCAATTTTTGCATAGGAAGCCAAAACGCCTCGTTTAGATAAATTAAATAACTCTTTGTTACTAGGCATTTCCTTCTCCAACAATTCCGCAGCCTTTTTTACAGAACCTGCGGCGGAAACGATTTCCCCGAAAAAGGGAGATGAAAGAGACGCGACTGCTCCAAATAAAGTACTTCCTGCAACAGTTAATGAGGTTAGAGAAAGAGATGAATATACAGGTTCATTTACGATATAGATATAAAAAGGCAATCTTCGTGAAACAGCATCACGGTCTGTATGTGTCAATCCACTCTTTTTTCCTTGACCTTGACCTTGACCTTGTCCTGCACCACCTTTCTGGGTTTTAGATTTGGACCTACGTTTGGACTTACTTTTGGACTTTTTGGATTTGGAACCCTTTAAGTAATTGACATTCGTATAGTATTCATTTAAATGAAAGCTATAACACAAAAGATAATCATAAATACAGTATTGTTTCATGTAGCCATATAACAAATAGTACAAGTGCAGACGGTATTTAATAGGAGCTTCAAACTTATCTAAAAAGGGGTACTCAACAAGAAATTGCCGGTAACTCGGAAACAAATCAGTTTTTCCTGCGCTCCCCCGATTGTTATAGTCAAGTCCAAAGGCGTTTTTAATGTCATTTATAGTACAAAACTTAATGTAAGAAGCAGTCTTAATGGGGTTGGTAAAAATGCCCGTATCTATATTCATGGGTGCAGAAAAAGCAGACTTAGATAGCTCTCTAAAATGAATAAAGCTGCTATTCGTGTCACCCTTTCCTTTTAAAAAGGTCATGTATCCCGTTACCGCACGATTTACACAATCATACTTATTATCTACTTTATCAGGACGAGTAATCTTTAAAAGTTTTTTAAAATCATTACAATCAGGATATTTCGATTCAAAAAAATTAACATATCCTTCTAATTCCCGAAACGAATTTAAATCGCCATTAAATTCACAGCTCATAGTATATAATTATATTATTTAAAAATAGATTTTGGTGAGATTCGAATGCGCGCTTTAGAAGAGATATGGTAATAAATATGTTCGCAACATTGCGGGTAGTTTTCTTGGATAAAAATGTCGGGAATTACAGCCCTTATCTTGTTTAAAGTAATCGACCTTTCCTCATCATTAATGAACCGTTTAATGTCTTGATAATGACCGCTATACAAATAAGGTTTAAAAACTGCAGACCTATAGATAGCAAACCCATTAAAGGCTGAATAACAGGGGAATAATTCGTCCGTGTCCAAACTCTTCAGTTTATCAGTAATATCTTTCTTCATCAGCTCTACCACAGCAGGCGAATGGTGTCCAAATCCCCAGCAATGATGCTTGTAATCATCGTAAAGGAGTGCCCAGATATCATAGTAGTCCTCGCGGTTAAAAGAAAGAGAATCCCATGTATCTTTGGATAGGTACGAGAGAATGGTATCGATGTTCCATTCCCTGATATTGATATCATCGGCATCAATCATAAAATGAAAGTCGGTGTTTAAGGAGTTTATAATATCTAATCCGGTGTTTCTCGCAGTCCCAATCCGTACTGGTCTTAAAAGACTATTATTAGTATCCGTTACCACATATGTTTTAAAGTGTGTTTCCCATGAATATTTTCTCAAAAGTTCCTCGGAATTATCAGAGCAATTATCATAGACAAAAATAACTGAAAATGTTTTAAAATGCTTACTCAATCGATTCAGGTTTAAAAATATTGCGGGAAGATACGCAGCGCAGTTACGTACACATAAACAGCACGCCACATTTAGGTCCAATTTTTCAAAAGAACTCTTAGATATATAAAGATGTATTTTTTCACTATCTTTTAAAGCCAATTGACGTGTGGATTCACGCAACTCGTCCAATTTTCTTGCCGCATCATTCGCAAAGTTTAAATCGCCATTGATGGTGTAGCGCGGTTCGCCTCCTTCATTAGAGCAATAATGATTCTTTAACGGATAAAAGAAGTCGGGCGAATAAACAAAGTTATACCAGTCATCGCAGCACCAGTTAAGGATTGTTTCGGGAAAGAATTCGCCAAAGATATGCATGTGTTCGCGCGAGACAAAGGCTTGCGTTAGAATGCGTGGATTGTTATTGACAGGTCCTGTTAGACCCACGTTGTCATGTTCTTTTAACTTTTTAATACAATCATTTACCCAATTTCTAGTTTTAAAGGAAATATCGTCGCCGCACTGATAAAAATAGTCACATCCTTCATCATAGGCGCGTCTGAAGAGTCGGTTCCAAATCGCAGTTAAATGTCCAGGTTTCTCATTCATTTCCATATAGACGAGGTGTATATTTGTATAAACTTTTTGAACAATACGGCTGTAATCTTGGTCAGCTTTATTAGAAAAGATTCGGTCGCCTTTATCATACCCGATATAAAGAACATATTCATGCTCTGATGACCATGTCTCGACAAATGTTTTTATAAAATGATTAAAGAGATAGGTTTCTTTAATATTTTGCCAATTACGGTTCCGCGAGGTACACGGAATGATTAATCCGATTTTCATATGAATAGTTATATTATTAGTTATTAAGTCAATTTATTAATCTGTTTTATTCGTTACAAGAGGACTTGTTTTACGCGCAGATATTTTAAAAGAGAGTCTTGGTCTAAGAGAACGAGTATGGCTTGCACTTCGAGATTTTGCTTTACGGGTTGCACTAAATGTACGACTAATACTTCCAGGACCAATCGTATTCACATACGTCCTTTCATCAATAAAATTTTTTATCATTTGATTTGCTCTCTGTGATTTAAGAAATTGTCTCTGTGATTTCTTCCGTGATTCTAAATAATCATCGCTAAGACCCTTTACTTTTTTAGATACAGTATGATAGTCTTCACTCGGATTTAAAATATAATTTATTTTTTCAATCATAGGTGCAGTTGGTCCCCTCGTATATGCACCTGTTTTAAGCTGTGTGATATTATTTTCCTTTAATATTTTAAGCAATAACTCCTTTGGCATTTTCGTTTCAAATGCCAAATTAATTAAATCCCCTAAAAAGGTATATTCCCAGTTCAAACGATTATCACGTTGGTCGCTCCACTTCACAATTCTCCACCAAGACGTTGAAATTAAATGGACCATAAGTTTTCCATTTTTACCATAATTTAAATCATGACAAAAATCTTTATGACATATACCTGCAGCAGGCGACTTACGTATTAACTCTTTTTGTCCTCTAGATAAAGGCGCAATATGTAATGATAATTTGTTATCGTTTATATAATTGTTTGTTGAAATGGTCATCAACAAATATATCCATAAATAACCGCAATCATATTTTTCTGTTTCAAAATCTAATATTGTTTTTGCAAATTCATTAATCCTAAATACTTCTGGTAATAATTCTTTCATGACAAGATTCAAATAATTACAATGACTTTTTTTACTTGTAATTTTTTCTAGAATTTCCCCGTTCCACATCTCTGACATTAGTTGCAAAATTTCTTTTAATATTGGATGATGAGCAGGAGACATTATAAAATAACTTTCACATACAAATTTATGCTTACTAACAATAAAAAGGTCTAAAAAATTATATGCATAATTTATTTTATCTTCTAGGTGAAGTTCTTCGTAATTATCAGAGAATTGTTTTATAACCCACATAAAAGCATCATGAGAAGGCATGTATAAAGTCGTAAAACTATGAATGCATTTTTCATAAAGTTCGTCCAAAGGCTCTATTAAATACGTACTAAGGTCTAGCCAAACCCCGCCATATTTTTCTAATATATGAAACCGTAGACAGTCTGATTTATTTGCTTGGTCACAAAATTCATTATTTATATAATTTAACATAAACTGTCTATCAGGAGTATTTAATTCATCTTGTATTTCTTGCCAACTTGTCCATAATTTTATTTCCCAGCTTGGATGTAAATCTCTTATCCTTTTAATAAATATATCTAAATTTTTTGTTATGCCATCCGATTTCGACCTAAAATTTAACCAAAGAGCATGTATCTTTTTTGGAACCTCCATATATAATATATTTTTAATATATGGATGATGAAGTAGAAGTTTACGAGAACTGTTTTAGGTATATTAGAAAAACCATTGAGTATTCCGAACCAATCATTTACATACACAAAATAGAAGACCAAACCATAAAAACAACCCAACCTGTGATTAAAACGGGAGTTGTTGTAAAGAATCCTTCAGAATCAAAAGTTGGTAATAAAATCAAACTACATAAGAATGATGAAGATGCTTATGGTTTGATTTTATTTTCAAGCAATCGTTTTAAACGATTTATATCCACAGAGGGTGAAATCTATTATGTTACCTACATAGAATTAATCGACCTTCGTACTAAGATTGACTCCAGGGTGGAGCCCCGTGTTGACCCCAATATCTAACACATCTATTTTTGTTTCTATTAAAGGTACAGGAATTCTTTGTTTAAAAAATAGTTGATAGTCTTCTCTAAGTGCGGCGGATTCATTGCATCGTCTTTGAAAATCGGAGGGGAAATTCTTATCATAATAACGAGCATATGCATTATAGCTGTAACTATCCATTTATTAATAAAAATATATAAAAAATTGAAGGAAACCGAATATATATTATAAATATAAAATGGTTACTTTTATGGACATTAAACATCAATATAAAATGCTTACAGTGATTCGTGAAGACCTTATTGGAATACGGAATATTTTCGATGAAAAAAATAAGGAATATCATTCTTTAAAATATGATATAAGAAAGGGCGGATTATCAGGCAAGTACAAAGAACTTGAGCTTGTAGAATGCAGTCAACATATAGAATTAATTCGTAATGAATTTGAAAAAAAACATAAGGAGTTTGACAAGCTAAGAAAGTCTATTGACCCCGCTAAAATACTTGATACAAGATATAAAGAGATTAAACAGAAGGAGTTTGAGCTCTTAGAGAAATACAATGAAGATGAAAGGATACTTAAGGAATGCGAGGAAAAGGAATTAAGTTTGGAGAAGGTTTGCGCGGAATATGAAGAAATTAAAACACAGATTCTTGTTTTAAATAACCGCTCAACGCGTTACGACTATGGAAATACCTTGTATAAAAAGAATATGGAATGTTTAAATAGACTGAAGGAACTGGAAAAAGAAGTGATTGTTCATCGACAATTATATGAACTGGAAAAAGCTTCAAACGCAAAGAAAAAGGAAGAGATTAACAAGGAAATGGCAGAGTTTTTCCAAATTTGTGAAGGACTGGAAGAGGAAATTGAACTAGAGGAGGGAATCCTTATTTAAGTTTATTGAAAATAATTTTTATTAGTTGCATCATGATACTGTTTTCTTCTATTTTTTTGTTCCATTGATTATGCCAATGATAACAAAAACTTCCTTTGTAAAAATTATCAAAATCATATCTAGTATCAGTATTTGTAAAAAAATTTAAAAATCCAATATTGTGCGGATTTTGTTTAGAGGAATCAAAAAAATCTGCGTCAAACCAAGTACAGGGTAAGACAAGTATATCTAAAGGCAAATCATAAGTAAGTTCTGCATTTTGAAAGCCCCAACCTCGATTACGCTTTATCACAAAATCAATAATTCCTTTCATTTTTTCGGATTTAGGTTCAAGGGATAGATAGATTGCATTGTTTGGATGTTTTTGGTCAGACCATTCATAAAGGCAAATTTCATTTTCAAACTTATAAAAGAGAGGGTCAAAGCTTCTTAGAAAAAAACAGTCTAAATCAAACCAGATTCCTCCATAATTATATAATAAAAAGGTTCGTACACAGTCACTATATAAAGCGATATAAGTAAAATGACTTTTATTTATGGTAAAGGGTTTGGTTTCATTCACGAAAGAAAACTGTCTAATTTCTGCATACTTTTCTATATAAGTATTGTATTCATTTGGTATGTTATTTTCTAGCCACAATATAATTTTATGTTTATTATGGTAAACATTGAAATAGTAACAAGATAATATTGAAAATAAATGTTTTTCATTTAAATTTCCGTACCAATAACAATGAAAAATAACAGGTTTATCATACGAATCCTTTAGTTCCATGGCGTCCTTTATTACTTCATAATATTCATTACTGTTTTTCAATAACTTCATTATATTATACTATTAAAAATTTACTAATTATGTAACTTAGTAACAATATTGTTATATTCTTTAATAAATTGAGATTGTTGCTCCAGATTATAATTGGGTAATAAACAATATAATTTTGCTATCGAATTATCGTGATGCAATGTTTCACATATTAAATTGTTCACAATCATTTTATCATAATCTTCCAATAAAACATTATATAAAATTTCGTTTTTGTAATTTATTTTATATATATTTTTGTACTTTCCAATAAAATCCTTTGCCTTTATCATGTTTCCTCTATTAAATACCAGATGATTCTTACTTATAATTGTTTTTTCACATGGAATGTTATTAGAGATTGAATCTTTTTCAAAACATATTAAATACTTATCTGTTGTTACCGTTTGAGTAATTGCAATTATTTTTTTATTTCTAATAGTATTTAGAAGATTTATTTTTTCAATCGGAATAATACCTTGGTCAGTATTAATCGGAGTATTTGCTGGAAAACAAGTATTAGAAACAGGAGAATTAAAGGGATATAAATAATATTGCGGTCCTGGAATTAATTCATCTCCTACATTATAGGGTCCACCATTTGGTGACGTACCAATCTCGCTGCTTGTAGAATTAGATAAAATTCTCCATGATGAAATGCCGTCTATTGGTATTATTGTATAATTTCCAGTACCGCCTATAGAACCTGTTTTATCTTGAGCAGATGTTTGATTTGGATAATAACTAATACCTCCACCAACGGCAAACCCGCTTTCACTCATAGGACCAATCATCAGCCTTTCATCGTTTCCACAATCAATGGTAGAGTGTTCAAGACCTTCGCTAAAAATATGCGCGTCTCCTGCAAGAATAGGATAATTTATTCCATCTACAATTAAGCTACCACTACTGTCGGTTAAATAAATCAAATAGGTGGTATTAAATTCCGTCTCACCTTTATCGACATGAGGAAGGGTATCTCCTTTAATCCATCTCATTGGAATAGTAGATACATTGGATAAATCGATAGATAAACTATCTTCTAATTTTTTCTTTATTACAGTTGATAATGAAATTGAAAATTTTACTACATTTTGAATGGAAAGTTTTTCTTTGTTTAATTTTACATCTGAATTATTTAATAACTCTGTAATATCACCAAATGAAATAATATTTGATAAAACAAAATTCTGCATATATAATATATAATTATAATTTTTGAAACAATTTAAGTAGAGTAATATAATAATAAGTAATGTTTATAAATAAACTTTTCGCCTATGTTACGTTTATTTGTAAAAAATATGAAATTGATGAATCGCATGGATTGACACATAGTATGAATGTATTAAATCATGCGCAAAATATATATAATAGCGAGGTTGGTAAAAATACGTTTTTGGAAGCTCAGCAAAAGATTATTTATACCGCGGCGATTCTGCATGATATGTGCGATAAAAAATACATAGACGAGACAGAAGGGGTACAAATGATTGCGGATTATATAAAGGACGATGTTACTTTAAATGAGTTAGACGTGATTAAAACCATTATTAAAACCATGTCTTATTCTAAAGTAACCCTTTTTGGATATCCTATGTTAGGAGAATACATGTTGGCGTATCATATTGTAAGAGAAGCAGACCTGTTATCTGCGTATGATTTTAACAGGTGTATGATTTATGGAATTAATAAAAAGACAAACTGTAAAACAATCATGGAATCATTTATTGAGTCGCGTAAGTTATTTAATTACAGAGTATTAAGATACATTGATGACGGTCTTTTTATTACAGAGTATTCGAAGTTTGTCTCGAAGGCTCTACACGAAGAATCTCTTAAATCCATAAAGTTGTGGGAACAATTGTATTCTTACAAAATTGATGTAGAAATTATGTAATACTGAATTTAAAATGGATTCAAAGATGGGTTATGAATCTAGAGAAATAAAAGATATAGAAATAGATAAGGAAAAAGAAGAAGAATACTCAGATTCAGAAAAAGAATGTACCATTTGTTTTATCAATGATAAAGATACAATTTTACCATGTGAACACAAAGTTTGTGAAAAATGTTATAAAAATATAGAGACATGTCCATTTTGTAGAATTAAAATAAATAAGCCAAATACATGCACAATCGTAAGTATTGAGTTGCAACCTTCAACCTCGACACAAGTACAAGTTGATATACCAGTTACAGTTGATTCGCCTTGTAAAAAATTACATTTCTGCACAATGATTCTTATTATGTTAATGCTTGCATCTGTTGGACCTATTACATGGTTTGGTTATGGTCTAGTTTTATTTAGAAACAAATAACATATCTTTATAATGGAATGTATTATATGTTATGACGTTGCAGAGCCATTCATTCTAAATTGTAAACATTCTGTTTGTTATAATTGTTACCATAAGTTAGAAAACTGTCCCTTTTGTAGAAAAAAGATTAGAGAAAAGAATGTTTCTGTACATCATGTTCAAATATACATTGAGCAAGAAATTGAAACACCCTTTTTATCAAAAGAAGTATGTAGTATCATTCTATGTACATCTTTTTTAATTTCGATTGTATGGTTTAGTCTTATCATATAAGTTAAAATTACGATTCTTATATAAAATTATAACATATGGCAGAATACCAGTTTTTTGTTGTTTTTCATAAAAAGATTTTCGATGAATGTTATGAGATATTTCCAGAAGATATTCTTTATAAATACTTTACATTTATAGCTGTGAATGAAAAGATACAAAAGCAATACCCAACAAACAAAAAATATAAGGTAATAAATGAATGGGAATTACCCGTCTATGACAAATCATTTCAAGAAAGAGGTTACAATGAAAACTCCGTACTTTATCACGTATATGCGAATAACTTACATAGAGACTATAAATATGTTGGATTTTTTCAATATGACATGTTGTTTGCTACAAATATTGTAGATTTAGTCAATCAAAACATTGGTTCGCCTACTTTATTTGGATATACCTTTCAAGATTGTATTAGCAATTTTAATGAAAGGAACACATTGAACTTTATCATGAATGACTACACAAATTTTTATAAAAAACCATTTTCTTATAAGAAAATAGCACTTAACAATGCTTATATTATTCCTGTAGAGAATTATGAAAATATCATGCGATGGGTTACACAGTTATATGATAAACTTTATCCATGGGCTTTTCGTCCTCCAAATCAAAGCCATTTTGGACATGTTGGCGGAATTTATGAACGAGTCATGGGTTTTGCTATAGCAGGAGAGAATCTAAAAGAAATTGTGATTGAGGGGAATGTTTTACACAATCACAAATATAAAAGATTATGTAATTAAAAGGAATACAGATACTATTCAATGAAGTGTAAAATTTGTAATGAAACAAATGTGATATTTCCATATAAACATAGACTTTGTTATGAGTGTTACATACATATATCTAAATGCGAATCATGTAAAAACCAAGTATTTGTAAGAGAAAAACATTATGAAAAAATAGAATCATTCATTATGTTTCTTGTTTTACAGATATTAATTCATATCATAATAGGTATAAAAATTGAATATAAAGTATAAGGTATTCAATCTTGTAAAAATGGAGTGCATTGTTTGTATGAAAATGGTTCATCAAAAAAAAGAGGAGTATATGGAAAAAATATACAAATACTCGGCGCTATTTGTTTACACCTTTTGTATGCTTTATTTACTGAAATTTATAGCGGTACGAACCGCTTCATAAAGTGCGGTCTCAAATAAAATGCCCGCGATGTAGAGCCGTGACCCGCGCCCTTGGTTCTGTTCTGCAAAAGGGTGCCATTTTTTGACCTTAAAATACCGTTCTCAATGAAGTTCAAGCGAATTTCATTGTAGTCACTTTCAATAATAGGATAGGACTCGTGCTCTGCCAATACAATAATGACGGGTTTCATAAAGATTATGTTCTCACCATTTCGACTGTAGGGTATGATTAACATACGTGCCATTTTTTTACACAATTTAGAGGATTTAAAATCATGTGCCAAAAGGTCGTCCGTGGAAAGCATGGTAACCGCAATCGTTTCCTTGGGTACAAGGGTGCCATTTTTTAGACTCTTTACGGGAAAGAGTTTTACCTCGCCATCTGCCGCGTCGAGACAATTGGAGGTATGTGGAATACCCAATAAATCTTCCAAAAAGTGTCCTGGAAGACCCTTGTTTTTCGTAATCGGAAGATTAAAATACTTACCTATAAAAGGCTGCATTTTTGTATAAAGCTCGTCAATCGTCTCTAACGAAGTCATTTTTATAACTATACATTCCGTATATTTATAAAATCAATTTTATTGGACCTTTGGTAACGTTGTTACCTTTAGTTAAAACTTGGTCTTTTTGACATTAATTTTCTGCTTGATATTCTTTTTCGAATCAAACGCGGCTTCTTCATCTTCGTCGTTTGCCTTCATTTTCCATAGTTCAGGCGCACATAACTTAAAGGGTGGCGTGGAATTTGCTTTGTACCAAGCAACTTGTGAATTAAGTTCATTGCTCGAGCTGTTATTACAAATCACGAGACATTCAAAGTTTTCGGTACACTGGTCCATGACTTGGCAAAAGGATTCAAAGGTAGGGAACATGCCCGCATAATTTTCGTAAATACGTTTTCGATTTGCAATATAAGGTTCTCTCAAAATAAAAACATAGTCAACGTTTGTACGCAATTGAGGGGGTATACCAAGAGGATATTGCATGGTAATAATGAGCATAATTTTCCAGTGACGACCGTTCATGAAAATCATTCGCATCAACTCATTTTTAGACCAAGAATTGTCATAAAGACAGTCATCTAAAATAACAAAGGTACGCGGGTCTATCGAGCATTTTTTATAAAGGTCCATTTGAGATTTTACTTGCTTTAGGACCTGTTTTTGTCTCAGCAAAATATTAGATATAATACTTGTCTCAAATTTAGAATGAATGAGGACGGGCGGAACGTGACTTGCATAAAACTGGTTCGCGCCTTCTGTACCCGAAATAACTGTACCTATAGGTATATCTCTTTGATGATACAACAAGTCTCTTACCAAGAAACTTTTACCAGTGTCTCGTCTTCCAATCAAAACAATAACGGGTCCTTTATTTTCATCTTTACTAAATACGATTCGTTTCATATCAAACTTTTTTAGTTCTAGGGTCATTACATTATAAAGAGAGAACATCATCTAGTTCGCTACGCGAATAAATGGGTTAAAATAACATATATTTTTTATATTTAAAACTAAATGATGGAAGACTTTGAATCCTCTAATTATACAACATTTAACCCATTGTACGAGACTGTTGGAATTACACCAGAGAGGGTCGTATCTACCTATACCGAAAAAATAAATTACAATGAATATTCCTTTGTAGATAAAGATGGAAATACTAAAAAATGCTTTAAGAAATTTATTACTCTTGTCGATTATGTAAAATTTCTAACTGGAAAATACAAAAATGATGTCTTACTTCTTCCGAAGAAAGAAACTGAAACCGAATCCAAAGATAATCTCTTTGTAGAAACCATTCACTCTCCTCATAATTATGCCTATGTAGACAATTGTTTCTATTACTTGACCTCTCTTTTAAAAAAGAAGGGGTTCATGCATGGAATGGAAGTGTACGATAGTTATATTTGTATTAAAAAAGATGTAGAAATTAATATTGCAGACGACTTTGAATACATTTGCGATACTAAGTTTTTTAATGATAAACTGAATCACTCTTTTCATTTTAAGGACGATTCCATCTCAGACATTTTAAAGAATAAAGGGAAAGAAAATGAAACGATTGAAATCTCTGAAGAAAATATAGATTTGGATATTGAAAATTTAGACATAGATTCTGATAAAGAATCCGAATCCGATTCAGAATCCCGAAAATCTTATGATTTAAACGAAATAAAGGAAATCAATGAATTATCTGGGTCTGAATGCTCTGACGTAAAGGATAGCGACTCGGAGTTAAGCTTTACAGATGAAGAGGAAGAAGAATCGGACGAATACGAGACAGAGTCGGAAGAGGAGATTGAAGAGGATATCGAGCCCCAAGAGCTTGTATTAGTGATTAAAGAAATGCCTGTACAAGTTGTCTCGATTGAGAAATGTGAAAACACTCTGGACTCTCTTTTAGAAAAGAATGATGTACGAATGGAGGAACTAGAAAGCGCCATGTTTCAAGTCATTGTCATGTTATACACCTATCAATCCGTCTATAAATTTACACACAATGACCTTCACACGAATAACATCATGTATGTACATACAGACCTTGAATTTTTAACTTATAAAATAAATGGAAATTGTTACAAGATTCCTACCTTTGGAAAGATATATAAAATAATTGATTTCGGAAGGTCCATTTACACCGTAAATGACAAGGTTCTGTGCAGCGACAGTTTTTCGGAACATGGCATGGCTCATACTCAGTATAACTTTGGACCCTTTTTAAATCCCAAAAAACCTGTATTAGAGCCAAACTATAGCTTTGACTTGTGCCGTCTTGGTTGCTCGATTTTAGATTTTATCATTGATGAGCTAGATGATATTGACAAATTTAGAAAGATACCCATCTACGATTTAATTATTTCATGGATTTATGATGATAATGGGACAAACGTTTTGTATAAAAAAAATGGAGATGACCGCTACCCCGAGTTTAAGTTATATAAAATGATTGCGCGAATTGTACACAACCACACCCCTCTAAAACAGCTGGACCATGAATGTTTTAAAAAGTATGTCTCGACCAATCTGACAGATGTAATGGATATTGACGAATTGATTAAAACCCAGGTTCATTGACAAACACAGGAGTCTTTAAATTTCCCGAAGTAAAATAATAATTTTTTGCGTACAATACAAAAACAGAAATGACGGAAACAATCATGGAATCTTTAAATAGGTTGGGGCTATCCGTCTGATTTACCTTATGGATAACAATTTCAACAATCAAATAAATTAGACCAATTGCGGTTCCAATATACAGCTCATCCATTTTAAAATACTATACCAAAAAAATATAGTATTTTAAACGATTCAATTCTACAATTCTACAATTCCGAGGTCAATCGTGGGCTCTAAATCAGAAAAATTCATCGTATTAATAGGTACATCTTCTCCAATAGTAAATCCGTCTTCTTCCGGTAAATCAAAGCTTTCTATAGATGGGTTAAAGGAAATGGACGGTCTTTCATTCGAATTTGTATTCATATTTGTATTTGTATTCATTTCTTCTACAGGTTCAGTTGGTTTAATAGGTTCAAATTGAGGCGTGTCAAATTTAACCGCTTCGCAAACATCCTTGACAACCTCTTTTTCCTTGACAGGTTCTTTGACGGGTTCCTTTACAGGTTCTTTGATAGGTTCCACCTTGACTTCAATCTCCGACGTTTCATCCATGTATTGTCTCAGCAACGTCTCAATAGGAATTCGGTCGCGAATCGTATTCATGATACAGGTTTGTACAAGAAGCTCAAACTCGCGCGTTCGCTTCTGTTTTTCGAGACCGCTTATTTCAAGTTCAAACAAATAAATAGAAGAGTACAACTTACGTGCAATATTGGTGTAAATATTATGAATAAAAATACCAAAGTCTGGTATGTCAATATTTATTTTCTTTGATTCATTTCCTACACGAACACAACTGAGTATTTTAAGCTGAATGATATGTACACAAACCATCAAATCTTCTAAATAATTACAGTTGCACAACTTGACAATTCTCTCCTTTTCGGTATCAATCAATTGCTGATTCCACTTTGGAATTCTGGTCAATAAGTTTTGAAATGTCATCAAATATTTTTCAGGCTCCTCATTCGTCTCGCACAAAGCAACTGATTCATTAAATATGGAACGAAATCCGTCCATAATATGCGGGGTAATATAATTCATCAGAAGAATAGACCATTCATTTTTAGAGTCTGATAATAGATTTGATGTATTGTCTTCCATATACAATTTTTAAATAAAGAAATTAAGATTTCAAAACGCATTATCTTTACACCTTTGGACATTTAAAACGCCGACTTTATTTTAGGTATTTTTTGCTCTTATTTTTCCTTGTTTTATTTTTTACATATACAGCATTTCTATTATAAGCACCCTTAAATATATTTTCATATTTTTCTTTTGGAATATTTCTTACCACATTTGAAAT